TACAACTTGATCGTCAACGCGGGTGACCAACACTTCTCGACGACACCGTGTGGTGTCTGTCAAACCAGTCTGTCAGGTGACCGATACTCGGTCGCGGCAGTAAGCAAAGCAAACATAGAAAGTGAGCAGTGAGATGGGGCAAGTAGTAGGTGAGTTGGATCAAGAGGTCACGGGCAACGTGATCACTGGGTTCGCTCTATGGAACGAGGAACACACGGCGACGTTGTTGTATTGCCCACCGTGTTTCATCGCAGATCAAGCGTCGTTGTATGACGAGTACGGTCGACACCTCGACGAGTTGATCTACGACGAGAACTGTGACTGGTTAGGCAAAGGTGGCCCAGTAACGATGTGTCACGTGTGTGGTCGGGCGGTCAACTGATGACGCTCAACTTCATGAAACGAGACAACGGTCGGTCAGGGTACGTCGGTACGATCCTCGACGATGGGACCTACATCGTCGGCATCATGTTGACGGTACTCGACGAGTTGTCGATGTACGTCACGGTGGCCAGCAACGGTGAGACAACGCTCATGTGGGACAAACCATACGACTCGATCGAGTCTGCCACCGCAGACTTTGAGGAGTGGGCGATCGACTACGTCAAAGCGAGAGAGGACAGCAACGCATGAACAGCAGTTTGTTTACACTCAAGAACATCGAGACTGGTTACCGTCTCAAGGTGATCCTGAGAAACAGTCGTAAGGCTGGCAAGTCGTACCGCACCATCGCATCAGAACTATCGACCAAAGGTACATCGGTCGGTTACACCGCAGTCCAACAATGGTGTCGAGCCCTCGACATCAACTAACAGGGAGAGAAACAACATGGCATCATTCAACCTCAACGATTACGAAACAGTCGAGACCCGACTGGCTCGCTTCTGGACAGACCACCCACAGGGTCAGGTCATCACCGAGATGATCATCAACCACGACGGTCAGTTCATGTTCAAGGCCACGATCTACCGTAACGACGGATCACTGATCGCTACTGGGTACGCCGAGGAACAAGTCACGACTCGAGGTGTCAACCAGACCAGTGCGGCAGAGAACTGTGAGACGAGTGCGATCGGACGTGCGCTCGCGAACGGATCGTATGCGGCCAAAGCCAAGCGACCCAGTCGTGAGGAGATGGAGAAGGTACAACGGGGTCAAGTGGTCACACCACCCGAGTTGTCACCCAAGCACACGATCGTCAAGGCGGCACTGACTGAGCGGTTTCCAGACGAACCGATGAGTCGCAAGTCGTACATGGAGTCGGTACTCAACCGTGAGGTTCGTGGGTACTCAGACTTGCTACCCGAGGAGATCGACCAGATCATCAACTCACTGGCGGCACCCAATGGATGAACTAAGGATCATCGAGTTCTTCGTGCCCGAGGTCATGGCAGTCGACCTCACGACACGGGCATCACTTGACGGTCGGTCACAGACCGAGGTCATACGAGAGGCACTACACGCCTACCTGTACGCAGTACCAAACAACCAACCAGAGGGAGACCCCAATGAACAGCAGTAGCAACATCACCGGCAACATCACCCGAGACCCAGAACTCAAGTGGCTCGACGGTGGCACCCCGACCGTACGGTTTACAGTGGCCGTGTCAGAGAAGTGGCGAGACCGCAACGGCAACGACAAAGAGCAGACATCGTTCTTTGACTGTGATGCCATCGGTACGATCGCATCAAACATCGCTGACTCGTTCCGTAAGGGTGACCGAGTCGTCGTGACGGGTAACTTCAAGCAACGGTCTTGGGACACCCCAGAGGGTCAGAAGCGGTCAGTGATCGAACTCAAGGTCGAGTCGTGTGGCCACGACCTACGGTTTGCCACCTCGACCGTCAACCGCAACACGTCGACGGGTGACTACAAGCAGGTGTCGAAGCCTGTGGTCGACGAGGACTTGTTCTAATGGTCACCAAGTCCAAAGACACGTACAGCGTCTTGACCCTCACCATGCTCGACGAGTTGGTCGAGAAGGTGGGTCGAGATCAAGTGATCACCAAAGACGAGGCCGAGAGGATCTTTGGCGGTGACCACGACATCGAGGTCGGTGACCTGACCAAACCACAGTTGTTACAACTGGCCTTGTTTGAGGCCTACGCCATGTTGCTCGATGTCACTCAACAACGACCGACTCAACCAAACCGAGCCACACGTCGAGCAAAGAAGTAATGAACCTCGAGGACTGGCGACGACACGCGGCATGTCGTGGGCAAGACACTGGTCAGTTCTACTCGTATGAGTCTGACGCCAGAGCCCCGATACCGTCGACCCTTGACCAACTGTGTCGAGGGTGTGTCGTCGTCAGTCCCTGCTTGAGCCACGCGGTCACGTATGAGGCATACGGGTGGTGGGCGGGTACCACAGCCAAAGACCGAGACGAGTTACGTCATACACTGGGGATCCGTTTGAGACGGGTCAACGACAAGTCAAACGAGATGGGACTCGATGAGCATCAAGATACAGAACTTAGTGTGGCGGTTGATCCTGCCACCCATGATCAAGTTGGTGGCGATAGCCCTCGCTGATCATGCTCATGACGACGGTACTGAGGCACGACCCAGTCAGGCACTACTCGAGGCCAAGACGGGTCTGAGTAACGCCAGCGTCAGGCGATCACTACGACACCTGCTTGAGATCGGTGTGATCCGACTCGAGAGACGGTCGACTCAACACCACGCCAACGTGTACGCGTTTGATCTCAGGGTGATCACACAGACCACCCTCACGACATCTCAGGGTGATCACACAGTACGTCAGGGTGGTCACACAGTACGCCCAGAGGGATCACACAGATCCCCTAACCATAAGAACCGTCCTATTGAACCAACGACCGTGAACCGTCATGTTGTAATAAGTCCACCTGACGACCTCGAGTCAGAGGCACAACGTCGACGTGAGATCGAGGCCTACGGTCACGTGTTGAGCGATCGTGAACGGATCCGTTTGATCAAGGCTCAACTCAAGGGCATGACGTTTGTACCCGATGGTGACGTATCATGAAGGCATGTCTCAGACCGACTCACCCGACGTTGATCTCCCCGAGGTCATCGACCTACTGTGTCGACTCCAAGAGACGGGGTCGTCGATCTACCTACAACGGGCGATCAACAACCTGACGATCACACCGGCACCTGACGGTGACCTACTCAACTCGGTCGAGACCCACTACGCCGAACTCAAGGCACTGCTTCCCGGATACTGCGACGGGTGTGGTGAGTGGGCACTACGTCGGATCGAGTCGTACTGGGGCGCACACCCACACCTGTGTGGTCTGTGTCGTCAACGAGCGGTGATGATCTTTGACCGTAACGACAAGTGGCCACCGACCACAGTCCCCGATCGACCATGAAGCGATCGCGTCTCAAGCCGATGTCGGCCAAGCGACGATCACAGATCCCCGAGCGTCAAGCGTTACGTGAGCGGGTACTTGAGAGATCGTCACGGTGTGAGGCAAACCTCGACACGATCTGCTCGTACCACGCCACCGACGTACATGAGATCAAGACACGTGCCCGAGGTGGGTCGATCCTCGACGACGACAACTGTGTTGGTCTGTGTCGCAACTGCCATCGGTGGATCACTGATCACCCAGCGTGGGCACTTGAGCATGGGTTCATGGTTCACTCATGGGCGACCGAGGCAGACATGATCGCCGCGCAACGAGCAAGGGTGATGTGGACACGTGGTGTGATGACGGTGAGTGATGATGACCCGTTCTGACAAGTTGTTGTCACTCGAGCAGTTGCGATCACTCGAGACCGAAGCCGAGTTTCAAACACGTGTCGTTACGGTGGCACGTCTTGCTGGTTGGAAGGTCTACGCGATCCCTGACTCACGTCGAGCAACGATCGCTGGTTACCCCGACCTCACGATGTGGCGTGGTACTCGACTGATCTTTGCCGAACTCAAACGAGACAAAGGTCGACTGTCACCAGCACAGGTCGAGGTGCTTGATGACCTACGCAAGATCCCCTGTGCCGAGGTCTACGTATGGCGACCAAACGAGTGGACTGACATACGAAAAGCCTTACAGTGACTGGCGATTAGAGCCCTCAAAAAAACTTGTCGAAAATACTTGTGTTGACCGTACGGCGGTCACTACACTTGACCTTGTCAGGTGAGAAGCCAAGTACCACCGACAGGGAGTAGTGAGATGGCAAAGATTTACACACACAAGTGTCTTACCTGTGGTCAGAAGTTTGGATCGCTCGAGTCGGCACAGACCCACGTCAACAAGCGTCACGCTAACGGTGCTGTGTGGGTCGAGGGCAACAAGTCGTTGTGGGACGAGCGTTCGACTGACGGCCGTTACATGCTGGTCTGTAACACTCACAGCCAAGCGATCAACTTTACGTCGAAGGCCATCGCTCTCGACTGGACACGTACCGTCGACACCCGGGAGTTCTGCGAGTGCTGTGCCAACCCCGACGAGTGGTGCGACGGGTGCGAGACCCACGTCGGCACTTGGCAGATGGAGTTCCACAAGTGCCTCGGCACCACGTCGGTCTTGGTGGGTGCGTGATGGCGAACCGCTACTTCTACAAAGGCCACCACATCGTGCCGGTCATGAACGATGACATCGAGAACGTTGTGGACTACTGGGACATCATTGAGTGTTCGTGCGACGCAAGTGGGTTTGACTGTGACTGCTGGTGGAACGAGTCTGCGCCAACAGAAACGGCGGCGAGTCTCAAGGACGCGAAGTCGATCGCGTCGAAGCGTTGGGAGGAAGGCAGGTTCTTTCGTGCGGTGTGGAAGGTGGTGGCACGATGACCATCGACGACATCATCGCATGTGCCAAGTCACACGGGTCACACTTCTTTGATGCCGACGCACGTCGGTTCTTTCTGTCTCGTATCTCGAGCAAGACGTTTGGCATCGAGGGCAACATCTTTGTGACCAGCGAGAAGCATGAGTACGCAAGCGAGCGTGTGACGATCAACGAGCCTCGTCGGTACACGGTACGAGCCATCGACCCCGAGACTGGCGAGATCGACTCGTTGTCATCGTGGCAACAGTTTGACAACCAGCGTGAGGCGTTTGAGTGGGCACGACGTTACGGTCAGGCGATGTTGGATCAGAGGGCATCATGACCGCGACCTACCGTCTCTACGAGTGTGAGGTCGAGTGGAAGGACGACAACACCACCGCCGACGTGACGATCGGTTGGATCTGGTCTGGTGAGGGATCGGCACTTGACTGTGACGACGACGTGTTCTACTGGCTCGACCATGAGCCCTACACGGGTCAAGATCTTGGTGACTGCTGGGTCACCCGTGTGGGCATACCGATCGAGATGTGGCGGGTCACGTACAACTACGAGTACGTGATCATGGCCTTTGATCAACATGAGGCGGTCACACGATCTGCCGAGTTGTTTGGTCGTGACGTACTCGACGGTCGTCAACCAAAGGTCGAGATGATCGACAAGGCCAAGTTCACCAACGGTGAGTACGAGGTCAGGTTTGTCACCACGATGTACGTCAAGGCCGACTCGCCCGACGAGGCAGAGGAGTTGGCCAACGAGATGTACCCGACCGTCGTCGGATCTCAGGGTGAGCGGTTTCACATCGAGGTGGTCGAGGTATGACCCTCATGATCAAAGACTGGGTGGGCAACGTCTGCTTTGATGGCAAGACGTTTGAGACGTTTGAGGAAGCGTGGGCTCACGTGTACGAGAACGACCCCGAGCCCAGTTACCTCGACCCACGTTGGAAGGATCACTGGTTCGACGATTACTACGTCACTGAGGTCGAGGTCGAGTCATGATCCGTATCGACTACCTCGGAGACGTTGGTGACCCGACACCAGCACCGACGCTGTTCGACTTTACTGAGGTGACCTATGACACGTCTCAGAGCCTGTATGAGCGGTTCTTGGCGTTTCACAAGGCAAACCCATCGGTGTACGCAGAACTCAAGCGTCTGGCCATGATCCTCAAGAGACGTGGTCACACCAAGATCGGCATCGCCATGCTCTACGAGCAGATGCGATGGCAGTGGTACGCCCAGACAACCGATGTGTCTGGGTTCAAGTTGAGCAACAACCATCGGGCGTACTACGCACGACTGCTCATGACACAAGAACCGGAACTCGCCGGTTTCTTTACAACAAGGGAGACATCATCATGATCAAGTCGATCAAACGGCTACTGACCCGTCGTCAGTCAACACCGACCCCGACCGTCAACACGGCGACGATCGAGGTACCGCTACCTCAACCGTTGCGGTTTACGTCGGGTGACGAGATCCGTCAGTACCTGAACGAGCGTACGCTCGACGGGTCGATCCGATCTGGTGTCTCGTTCATGACCAAGACCTACGGTCATTTCGGTCACATCTTCATCACCAGTGAGACGGTGGCCAAGAAGCGTCGGTACACGATCGGTTGGATCCACCCGTACACGGGTGTGGTCGACCACTTGAGCGAGGTACACCAGTACGCAACACTGGCCGACGCTCGTCGACGTGCCAAGTATTGGGACGAGACCGAGGAAGTGGCCGAGTGACGACCCGAGTGATCTGTGACGAGTGTGACTTCTGTATCGACCCACAACATGACGGTGTGGCCAACGCCCACTGTGATCGTTGTGATGAGGTACCAGTGATCACGACCCGTGAGGAGTGGGTCGAGTACGGGATCTCTAAGGGCTACTGCTCACCCACGTACTGTGACACCCACGATGGCACCCCGATGGTCGAACTCGAGTTGGATCAGTTCGACTCAGGTCACGACCCGTGTGTGATCGCCATCAGACTCGGTAACGAGGACGAGTGGCAAGCCGACGCCGAGGCCTTTGGCGACATCAAGTAATGACAAACAACAACAACAAGGACAACAACATGAACTACGAAGTGATCGAACACCTAGACAACATCACCCACGAGCAGTGGCTCGACCTACGATCGACGGGCATCGGGGGATCAGACTGTGCGGCAGTGTTTGGCGAGTCGCCATACACGTCACCACTGACCCTGTGGGCTCAGAAGTCGGGTCGGGTCGAACGAGACGTACCGACCAACGAAGCAATGGAGTGGGGCAACTTGCTCGAGGACGTTGTGGCCAGCAAGTTTGCTCGTGACCACAACAAAGTCGTCGTCAAGTGGCCGGTGATGCTACGGTCACGTCGACTCCCTCACATGCTCGCCAACCTCGACTTTGTGATCATGGCCGACGACTCACACTTTGAGGCGGGCACGATCACCACGTGGAACGAGACGACACCACCACCCGGGATCATCGACTCGATCCTCGAGATCAAGACTGCTGGACTCGTTGGTCGGTACTCGACCCATCAGTGGGACGACGACGGGGTACCCACTGGGTACTGGTATCAGGGTCTCCACTACTCAACCGTGACGGGTATCTCCAGCGTGACGTATGCGGCACTCGTAGCAGGATCAGGTCTGGTCGTACGTGAGCGGTTCTACAACGAGGGTGATCACCTCACCTGTGAGTTGACCGAGGCAGTGTTCTGGACAAACGTCACGTCGGGCACACCACCCGAGGTCGACGGGTCACCATCGACATCAGAAACGATCAGTGAGTTGTACCCGACATCGACCGAGACCACCATCGAGGCCGACGAGTTCATGCTCGAGACGTACAAGACCTACTGTGAGGCAAAGTCAGCACTGACCGAACTCGAGCGTCGGGTCAAGCAGTTGCGGGCACAACTCGAGATGGGCATCGGATCATCAGAGGCAGTGACCTACAACGGTGAGACGTTGTTCACGTACAAGTCGACCAAAGACACCGAGGCGTTTGACGCTAAGTTGTTCAAGACGACTCACCCCGATCTCTACAAAGAGTTCGTCAAGCCCAAGTCGGGCTACCGAGTCATGCGTATGAAGGGAGAACTGTGATGACGTATGTGGCACTCGTCGTGACCATCATCATCGTTGCGTACATCGGCTACAAAGCGTGGAACGTATGACGGTGGCGTTGCTTTGTACGTTGTTGATCTTCATCGCGGTCAGCAACATCATCAACAACAAGTAGTGGTCAAACCCCAGTAATCACTTGGTGTTTGAGAGATACTTGACATGACCGTTTGACGGTCACTACACTAGATCTCGTAGCGACCGAAGCACAGTACGTCGATACAGGGAGAAGTGTGATGGACACAGTTGAGATGAAGCAATACAAGAAGGACTACAACCGAGGTTGGAATACGTCGGCTCGTATGACTGATGGTGCGCTTGACCGAGCCGATGGTCGAGGTGAGGTGACCGCGTGGTTCTCCGGTTACTACGACCACGCATGCGGCCGTGACAAGTGGATCAACCAAGAAGGCATCCACCGCATCACCGGCGTTCAGGTGTTTGACCCAGTCACCGGCCTGAATGTGGGTAACTGATCATGAAGGCAAGCGAGGCAGGTGTCTGGGTCGAGGAAGGTGTGGGTGAGATGTACCCACGTCTCAAGTGGAAGTGGATCGTCGACCGCTCACTGGTGATCGACAAGGTGACGGGTCAGCCAGTCAACTACGAGTTCAGGGCCAGCATCACCGACGACAGCAAGTACCACACCATCATCTGCGCCCGTCACCGTAAGGCGACTCGACGCAAGGATCACAAGAACATGGGCGAGGCTCAGACACAGATCCTCAGGTGGCTCGACCGTAACTTTGAGGTGACGCTGTGATGCTCGGGGTCAACTATGTGTGAGCAGAAGTGGGCGGTCACTCGGATCATCAAGACTCGAGGTAACCTGACCGAGTACGTCACCCGATCTCACGGCCACAGGGTCGTGGTCACTCGGGGGCAAGGGGACAAGCGATGTGTGATCTTGATCAACGGTCGGTTCATGGAGACGACACTCAGTCTGGCCAGAGCCAAGACACGGGCACTCGAGTTGGCCGCCGTTGTCTGATCTGTGGTCAACCGATCGACTGCCCCGAGGTGGCCATCGGTGTGTGGCGACACACCACGACCAAACAGATCAGGTGTCACACCGATCAACCAGACTGTGATCACAGGGTGACCCCATGACGATCGTCGCTGGCATCGTCACACCCACTGGGTGTTACATCGGATCCGACTCGATGTCGAGTGACGGTGATCTCTACACGGTCTCGGCCACACCAAAGATCATGAGGGTCGGTGACACCCTGATCGGGTTTGCTGGATCATGGCGAGCGGGTCAGCAGTTCTTTGATCACGTACGCAAGAACGAGACGATGACCCTCGAGCAGATGGTTGACTTTGAGACGACCGAGACTGACTTCAACCTGCTGGTGATCAAGGATCGTGAGGTCTACGAGGTCTCACAGGATCGGGCACTGATCAAGTCGGTCAAGACTCGAGGTGTGGCCTACGCCGCGATCGGGTCAGGGTCGGCGGTGTGTCTGGGTGCCCTTGCCTACGCCCGACCCAAACTTGACAAGGTGGCACTCAGGCGGGCGTTGACCGTGACCGCTCAACACGTGACGACGGTCTGTGCCCCGATGACGGTCATGTCTGTGCTAGAACAGAGGTAACACAGCACAACACAGGGGAGAGATCATGACACTGTCAGTCCACTCGGTCGCCATCGACTCGGTCACACCACACCCAGAGAACGTACGTCAGGGCGATGTCGGGTCGATCGTCGAGTCGCTCAAGACTCACGGCCAGTACCGACCCATCGTCGTACAGAAGTCGACGGGTCACATCTTGGCTGGTAACCACACGTGGAAGGCCGCCCGACTGCTCAAGTGGCCAGAGATCGCGGTCACCGAGATCGACGTTGACGACGAGCAAGCCTTACGGATCCTGTTGATGGACAACCGAGCCAACGATCTGGCCTCATACGACGAGTCGGGTCTGCTCGACCTGCTCAAGATGTTGGCCGAGTCTGAGGCACAGTTGGCGGGTACTGGTTACACCCTCGAGGATCTCGACGACAAGGCGGCACTGGCGGCACTGACCCTCGACCTCAGTGACGACCCGATCGGTGAACTCCACGATCACCTCGCGGTGGTCAAGATCCGTCTCGACCTTGACAAAGAGACCGCCGACCTATTCCGCGCACAACCGGGACACGACGACGTGGCCAAACTCAAGGGTCTGCTCGGTGTCAGTTGATCTACTGATGTCGTATGCCTACCATGCGACTGCCAAGTTTGACAAGATCCGTGAGGCACTGGGTGCCAACCAGCACCTGATGATCGACTCGGGGGCGTTTACCGTCTTTACCAAAGGCAAGCAGATCGACCGTGAGCAGTACGCCAAGTTCTTGACCCACTGGCGAGGTGCCTACAACTACGCCATGACCCTCGACGTGATCGGTGACCCAGTGGCGACCGAGGCAAACCTACAGTGGTTGCTCGACAAGGGTCTGCCGGTGATCCCCGTTTACACAGCACGTGCCCCGATCAGTGAACTCGAGTCACTGGCCGAGCGGTTTGACTACATCGCCTACGGTGGTCTCGTCGGTGTGCCCAAACCGATCCAGATGCGAGCCCTCAAGGTGGTCACCGACATCGCCGCTCAAGCCAACTGTCGAGTTCACGCTCTCGGTCAAGCGTCGGCACGTACGTTTACCCAGACCCAGACCTACTCGGGCGACTCGTCAAAGGCCTCGACAGCACCAGTCAACAACACGGTGTCGTTGGCCGATCTCTCGACGGGCAAGTTTGTGACGATCAAGATGAACGACCCAAAGACAGCGATCGGTCACGAACGACTGCTCAGGGCGTACGGTCTCAACGTGGCCGACTGCTTCGGCCCTGATCGTTGGCAACGAGACAACCGAAAGAAGATCATGAGGGCTGGGTTCTTGGCCGTTGCTGTCATGGGCGCACTACTCAAGGGTGAGAACGAGAAGCCTGTGGTCTACTCGGCGTTTACGTCAGGTGACCTCGATGCGATCCTCAACGCCGCCCGAGACTGGCGCACCGGCAACCTGCCACCAGCGTTTGATCACGTACTGGCGAGGTCGATGTGAACGTCGATCAGGGTGTGACCTTTGGTCTGTGGCCTGACCAGACCTCGAAGTTGATCTACTGGGATCTCATGCCCGTCATGCTCAACGGTGTCGACACCAGTGGTCGAGTCGGTGATCTTGGTGGGGGCAACGGGATCATCAAGACGTGGGTGCCACAGGCCGTGACGATCGACGTTGACGAGACCAAACAACCAGACATCGTCGACAACATCTTGACCCACGTCGGTGACTACGACCTTGTGATCATCAGATACGTACTTCACTACCTCGATGATCATCAGGTACGGGCACTACTGAGACACCTGTCGCTCAACCACGACGGTCAGATCTTGTTGATCCAGTTTGTCAACGACGACCTCGAGGCCAAGCAAGCCAACTCGGTCAACGAGACCAAGTGGTTTCGACGTGAGGATCATCTTGAGTCACTGATCGCTCACACCCACCTGATCGTTGATCGTAAGTCAGTCGGGTACCGTGTCGGTGCCGACTTCTACCGCAACCGACTTGGTCACCCAAACCCCACGCCACACAACGAGACCGTCGTTGGTTACCTACTCGAGAGGAGACTGCCATGAGAACGTCGATAAGCAAAGAGGTTGAGTTTGACACAGGACACCGAGTACCCGATCACCAGTCAAAGTGTTACAACCCACATGGTCACCGTTATCGTGTCAGGGCGACGTGTGAGGGTCAGGTTGTCAACGAGGCAGGGTCGGCAGACAACGGCATGCTCGTCGACTTCTCAGACCTCAAGCGTTGGTTGACCGAGTACGTACACGATCGGTTTGACCACGCCTTTGTCGTGTACGCCGACGATGTCACGATGCGTCACGCCCTCACCACTGATCCGTTGTGGAACGTGGTGGTCGTCAACTACACACCGACGGCCGAGAACCTTGCTCGAGACATCTTTGTACGACTGGCACCGATCATCGAGTCACACTGGCGTGGCAACATGACCCTGACCAAGATCGAGTTGTGGGAGACCCCGACCAGTGTTGCGGTGGTGGAACGATGACCAGCGATCGTGTGGTGATCCACAACTCACGTCACGTACCGACCCTACGTGTGGCCGAGGTCTTTGGTCCCACGATCCAAGGCGAGGGCAAACACATGGGTCGACAAACTCACTTCATCAGACTGAGCGGTTGTAACTTGTCATGCTCATGGTGTGACACCCCGTACACGTGGGACTGGTCTGGTGTCAACGGCACCAAGTACGACCGGGAGACCGAGTCAAAGATCTACACGGTTGAGGAACTGGTCAACCTGATGGATCAGTCAGAGGCAACCAGCGTGGTGATCACAGGTGGTGAGCCACTGGTACAGGCAAAGGCACTGGTCGAGTTGGCCAACGATCTGATCTACATGGGGATCAGTGTCGAGATCGAGACCAACGGCACCCGACCCTGCCCCGACAACATCTCACGATCGGTACAGTGGAACATCAGCCCCAAACTGACGACCAGTGGTAACGCCAACGGGATCAAACCAAAGGCACTGAGGTCGTACCCAGCGTCAGCGATCTACAAGTTTGTGATCACTGATCCGACCGACATCGACGAGATCAACCGACTGGGTCTGGCACCATCACAGGTCTGGTTGATGCCCGAGGGTCGTACTCCGACCGAGATCAACAAGCGAGCCCTCATGGTCGCCAACCTCGCCCTGACACACGGGTACAACTACTCACATCGACTACACGTCACGTTGTGGGGCAACAAGAGAGGACACTGAGATGTTGGAGATCACTGAGACGGGCGTATACGCGTCTCTCGCGGCAGTTGTGGCCGAGGGTCGACGGTTAGCCCAGAGATGGGTCGGCAAGGGTATAACTGACGTTTGCGGCATACCACGTGGCGGTCTGTACCCAGCACTGATCGTGGCCGAGACACTGGGCGTACCAGTCACTGATCAGGTCACCGCTAACACACTGGTCGTCGACGATCTTGTTGACTCGGGTCGTACCGCCGAGTGGTGGGTCAAGAGCCATCACTTTGACGCCCTTTACCGCAAGTCACACTCACCCGCTCACATCGCACCCGAGGCCACTGAGATCGAGGGTTGGATCACGTTCGCTTGGGAGACCAACGAGACGGGACCAGAGGACGCAGTCGTACGGTTGCTTGAGTACGTGGGTGAGGATCCGACTCGAGACGGTCTGATCGACACACCCAAGCGGGTGATCAAAGCACTGACCGAGTTGACCACAGGGTACGGCCAGTCACCCGAGACGATCTTGTCGACGACCTTTGACGTTGGATCCGACGAGATGATCGTGGTCAGCAACATCGAGTTCTCGTCGATGTGTGAACACCACATGTTGCCGTTCATCGGCCACGTGACGATCGGGTACATACCTCGAGGTCGAGTCGTCGGTCTCTCAAAGTTGGCACGACTCGTCGACGTGTTTGCCAAACGACTACAGGTACAAGAGCGACTGACCCGTGAGATCGCCCAAGCCATCGAGGATCATCTCGACACGGTGGGTGTGGGTGTGATCGTTACGAGCCACCACTCGTGTATGGGTCTGAGGGGCGTCAAGAAGCCATCGGCCAAGATGACGACCTCATCGCTACTCGGTGTGTTTCGGTCTGACCCCGTCGTGAGATCAGAGTTTCTCGCTCACCACGATCACTAGATACGCTAGACACATGGGCAATAGAAACAACACACCGACCCCAGAGTTGATCGACAAAGAGCGACGGGTACTCGAGTTGCGTCGTGCTGGTGTGACCTACGAGGAGATCGCCAACCTCACTGGGTACGCCACCGCTCAAGGTGCCTACCTCGCCTACAACCGAGCCCTCAAGAGAACGCTCGTTGACGCTGGTGCCCAAGAAGCCCGAGAGATGGAACTCGACCGACTCGACAAACTACAACGATCATGCTGGGCTCGAGCCCTCAACGGTGACGACAAGGCAGTCGACCGAGTGTTGCGGATCATGGAACATCGTGCCCGCTACCTCGGTTTGTACGCCCCGACAAAGGTACAGATGGAGACGGTGGTCTATGACGCAGGAACGATCGAAGGAGAAGTCGCCCGACTCAGACTCCTACTTGAGCAACCTAGCGGCGAGCAGGGTGTTCTGGACGGATCATCAAGCGAGACCGGAACAGATACCGAGTCTTGACGACTGGGGCGTGTGGTTGTACCTCGCTGGTCGAGGTGCTGGTAAGACCCGTACCGCCGCAGAGTGGGTGGCGTGGCAAGCGATCACACAGGCCGGTACCCGATGGGCGGTAGTGGCCGCGACCTTTGGTGACGTACGTGACACGTGTGCCGAGGGTGAGTCAGGTCTGATCACCGTCTTGCGTCGGTACAACGTACTCAAGCACTACAACCGCTCGATGGGTGAGATCCGTCTCGACAACGGGTCACTGATCAAGTTGTTCTCAGCCGACGAGCCAGACCGACTACGTGGTCCACAGTTTCACGGTGCTTGGTGTGACGAGTTAGCCGCGTGGCGGTACACCGACACCTACGACCAACTCCAGTTCACCTTGCGTCTCGGTACCAAGCCACAAACGATCATTACAACCACACCACGACCGACCAAGATCATCAAGGACTTGGTGGCCGAGTCAGGATCAGGTCGAGTCAGGGTGATCAGAGGATCGACCTTTGACAACGCCAAGAACTTGGCACCCGCCGCTCTCGCTCAGTTGCGCCAACGGTACGAGGGCACACGACTGGGTCGACAAGAACTCGAGGCCGAGATCCTTGACGACGTACCGGGAGCGTTGTGGACACTCAAGATGGTTGAGGAGTGTCGGGTCACTGACGTACCTGACATGACTCGAGTCGTCGTGGCCATCGACCCCGCCGCAACCTCAAACGAGAACAGTGACGAGACGGGGATCATCGTCGTGGGTCGTGGTGTCGACAACCGAGGCTACGTACTCGGTGACTACTCATGTCGTTTGTCACCTGCTGGGTGGGCACGTCGAGCGATCGAGGCCTTTGATCAACACCAAGCGTCACGGATCGTTGGTGAGACCAACATGGGTGGCGACATGATCGAGACGATCATCAAGCAGATCAGACCGACGATCCCTTATCGAGGTGTCGTGGCCAAGCGAGGCAAGTTGCTACGAGCAGAGCCAGTGTCGGCGTTGTACGAGCAGGGTCGGATCAGTCATCACGGGATCTACGCCGAACTCGAGACCCAGATGACGACATGGGTCGCTGGTGAGTCAGACTTCTCACCCGACCGACTCGACGCTCTCGTACACGGGATCACATCACTCAACATCGGGTCTGAGGGTGGTGCCGACCGTTACTTTGCGGCCATCGCCCCGAGGTGTCCGTACTGTGACATGCCCAACCCAGCCGAGGCGACGATCTGCGCGTCGTGTGTACGGTCGCTACAATGAACGAGACCCCACTAGGAGTGTGATGGCACTGTTCAACCGTAAGAGCAAACAAGACGCCCTAGTCGAGCGACTGGTCGACGCGATCACCAAAGCCAACAACATGGCCATGACACCGCTCGCCAACTCAGGGTACGTATCGGCCACAGTCGCCAACCCGTCACCCGTCGACGCTAGTGGTGTCGGTGGTCAGGGTCTGCTCTCGACAACCGCTCAGGCAAACCCACTGCCACGACCAGCAACGTCGTTTGGATCCCAACTCGGTCCTGCGGCACCGTTCTTACCCTCGCCACTCGACCCCGTCTTTGACGACTCGGGTCGTGCCCTACCTCGACTGTGGGAGTTCCCAGTCGCATGGAACCTCGACCTCAACCAGCGTACGACGCCGTGGACGGTGCTTCGGTCGATGGCCGATCAGATCGACATCATTCACCGAGCGGTCGAGATCAAGATCGCAGAGATCACCAAGATGGGCTGGTCGTTTGAGATCGAGGACGCGACGATCACGTCGATCATGGCCGACCAGAACGTCAGTCACGCTAAGGCCGCCAAGATCGCTCGAGACAAGTACGCCAAGCAGATCGACGACCTACGTAAGTTCTGGGAGAACCCGTACCCACAACTCGGTCGCACGTTTACCGAGTGGATGACCGAGTTCTTGTGGCAACACATGGTCTTTGATGGCACACCCGTGTACGCCCGTTACAACCTCGGCAAAGAGGTCATCGGCTTTGAGATCATCGACTCACCGACGATCAAGGTCTTGCTCGACAACCGAGGTGCTGTACCATCACCACCATCACCGGCATACCAGCAGATCCTGTGGGGATTCCCTCGAGGTGAATACCAGTGGACACCCGAGTCTGACGGTGAGTTCTACAACGCCCCCGGCAGGAGCAACGAGTACCTGCGCGACCAGTTGGCCTACTTTGTGCGCAACCGCCGTACGTGGTCACCCTACGGTTTCAGTGCCGTTGAGGAAGCAGTACCCGCCGCGACCCTGTACCTCGACCGTCAGCAGTGGATGAAGTCAGAGTATCGAGACGGGTCGATGCCGATGGCGTTCTTTGAGACTGACTCAGAGGAGATGGATCCAACCCACCTCGCCGCCTTTGAGCGAGTGTTCAACGATCGTCTCGTCGGGTCGACGGTTGAGCGTCACCGCATGAAGGTGTTGCCCCGAGGGTTCAAACCCGTGTTCGCCCCAGCGATCGAGAGCCAATACAAGAACGAATACGACGAATACATCATCTTGCGTATCGCCACGATCTTTGGTGTGGCACCGTCAGCGATGGGTGTGGTTCCCCGCTCGGGTCTCGGTGGTAAGGGTGAACATCAGGGTGAGGCACAGGCCGCCCTGACCACGTCACAGAAGCCGCTTGAGGCGTTCCTCATCGAGACCATCAACACGTTGTCACGTCGGTTTCTCAACTCAGACAAGAACATCACATTCTCGTTTGACGACGACGACTCAGATGTCAACCAGATGGCACAACGGGCGACCGCTTACCAGACCGCTCTACAGTCGGGTCAGATGACGATCAATGACGTACGTGGTGAACTCAACATGCCGTTGTACGACATCGAGGAAGCAGACGAGCCGTTGATCTTGGCCGGTAACACGCTCCAGTTCTTGACGGGTCTACTCGACAACCAACGACAAGCGATGGCAAACAACACGAAAGGATCAGACGATGGCGATCAAGTGGATGGTGGGACCAGTGGTGGCCGACTCACCGAAGGCGACCCACAAGAAGGGTCTCAAGAAGGGTCGACGACCCAGCCTCAAGTCAAGCCGACGCAAACTGAGGTAGAGCCCACCGAGGCCAAGTCACTCATGGCCGACGAGATCCGTGACTTTGCTCGGTTCGTCAAGTCGCGTCACAAGCGTGGTAACTGGCGACCCTTTGACTTCTCAACCGTCACCGAGTCTGTGGCCGAGATCCTCAACGAGAGGGCTTACTTCATCGTCAAGGGTGTCGCCCCCATGCCCGAGATCTTGACCACGTGGGTCACTGAGATCATCGAAGGGCAGATAACCGATAACCCTTTATCACGACCGATCGCTGGTCTGACTACTAAGCGATCGCTCGACGACCAAGTCGGTCTGACCCACAAGAAGCAGATCGAGGATCACTACCTCACCCAGATCATCGACGCCATGAGTCAGTCGATCTCAGGTGTCGACGAGGCCATCAGTCAGGTGATGACGATGATGGGTCAGAAAGCGGCCACCGATCCCTTGACCCTCGTCAAGAGCATCGTCAAGTGGGACGCGACACCACTGAGAAAGGTGTTGACCAACGTCTATCGTGAGGCGGGCTACGTCGGCACAGCGATGGCGGTCAAAGACATGGGCAACAACGCATCGCTCTCGTACCCACTGGCAGAGGCGGCGGCCACGATCGACTGGTCGACATGGTCACCGGGATCACCAGTCGCCGCAGACTTGTTGTCGGGTGGTGGTCTACAGGCGACCCTCGACCAACTGGGGATCACCATCGCGGGCATCGGTGACACTCGGATCACACGGGTCGGCAACATCATCGGTGCTGGTGTCTCACAGGGTCTGCCCGCAAAGACGATCGCTCGTAACATCGCCTCGATGGTCAGTGATCCCTCGAGTGCTTACGTCGTGGCAGTCACCGAGACCAACCGAGCGTACTGTCAAGCGTCGGTCGATCAGTACGCCGCAACTGGTCTCACCGAGTTTGAGTGGATCGCATACGACACGGCATGCGCCGAGTGTGCCACACTTGAGGGCAACCACCCGATCGGTGACCCAGTACCACCACAACACCCGAGTTGCCGTTGTACGGTCGCGGCAGTAATCTCAAACTAAGAACACAGGAGATCAACATGAGTGACATCACGTACGTCGGCTTCGGCGACTTGACCTACAAGAGCGCACCCGATGGATCGTTGATCGTCTACGGCAAGGCCACAGGACCCGACCTCGACCTCGACCAGCAGATCTGTGACCCCGAGTGGCTCAAGACTGCCATGCCTCAGTGGATGGCCACTGGTGCCAACGTACGAGAGATGCACCAGTCGATCGCCGCAGGTGTTGGTCTCGAGTTGTCGGCCACTGGTGACGACTGGTTCCTCAAGTCTGAGGTCGTCGACGACAACACCAAGAAGAAGATCGAAAAGGGTGTCCTCAAGGGCTACTCGATCGGTATCAAGGGTGCCCGTATCGTCAAGTCTGACGACGCCCCAAACGGTCGGATCGTCTCGGGTCAGATCGTAGAAGTCTCACTGGTCGACCGTCCAGCAAACCCTACGGCCACCGTCGAGATCGCCAAGTCGGTTGACGGTGGTGACCTCGAGATCGTCAAGGGCGTCGGCGGTATCGACCTACAACCACTGATCCCCGACACCCAGCAGGGTCACGCCGAGGTCGCCGCGATCATTCCTCAGATGAACGTCATCGACGTACATGCTCTGCCAAACGACAGCGACGAGGCGTACCCGTCGTCAGAGGTGTGCCCGAAGTGTAACGGTCTCGGTGTCACCGTCGACGACAACCAGTCGTGTTCTTACTGTGGTGGATCGGGCAAGTTTCCCGCCGAGGGTGAAGCCCACACCGATGCCGACATGCCCTACACGCGCACTCGGATCGGTGACAAGGCCATCACCTCAGACCTGCTCAAGACGATCTCGGGTGACCTCACCAAGATGGCTCACGACCCAGCAGACCTCAACGCCGTACGTCAGTCACTGATCAACTTGATCAAGCAGGAACTCGACGAGATGGCAACGGGCAACGAGAACGAGACCGACGACGTGGCCGAGTTGTTGTCGGCACTGTGTACGTTCTTGTGCTGGTGGAACGACGAGGCCAACGAGTCGACCAACGAGACCACACCACCCTTCGCAAACAGCGTTGACAACTTAGGAGACGACACCATGAGTTACATCGGACTCGGCGTATCTGCCGACCTGATCAAGAGCGCATCAGCACCCGACGCGACCGACGAGGTCAAGGGTGAGTTGCGTACAGAGATCGTCAAGGCTCTCGGCCTTGAAGAAGTCATCACCACAAAGGCAGAGTTGAGCAAGGCAACAGAGGAGATCGCTCTCCTAAAGGCCGCACTCAACGAAGTGAGGGAGATGGCAACGCCCGGAGGTCCCGCCCTTCGAGCAACCAACGGTCAGGCGAACAAAGCCGCCGACGCCGAACGTTTACAGTCAGAGGCAGGTCGGTTCCGCCGACTCGCAGAGTCTGTGTACGACCCCACCATGAAGTCTGGTTACTTGGACAAGGCTCTCGCTCTCGAGGCCGACGCCAAAGCCATACTCCGTAACTAACCAACCAACCCTCACAGAAAGATAACAACATGGCTCTCACAGCCCCCGCCATTGACGAACTGTTTGGTGGTCTGCCCGCCGAACAGCGTCTCGACCGTTTCGAGGCGTACAAGTCAGCACTCAGCCTTTGCCACAAGCGCACCCAGTCCGGTGGTGTGATCTGGAACGGCAGTCAGGTAGTCAAGAACACGACCGTTGCCGACCGCATCGGTGAAGTCAAGGATCTGGTCACTAAGGGCATGAGCCCTGAGCAGGTTGCCGACATCGCCACTGCCCTCGACCGCGTACAGGACATCAGCAAGGCTGGTTCTGAGTGGACGTTGACTAATCCGTTGAACAACAGTTCTTCCGGTGTCACTGGTCTCGTTCCCTACGACCTCGAACCCGCACTCGCGATGCTCGTACCTCGCTCGTTCATCTTGCGCAACTCAACGTCGCGTATCGGTGGCATTGGTCAGGCATACGAGTTCCGTCGGATCCTCGGTGTGACCAACTCCAACACTGGTGGCGTTGCCAACATGTCGACCTTCTTTAGCGGTACGTCGGTACAGGACACCTTTGGTGCCGTTACCCTCAACCGCCCAAAGAAGATCTCGTACGCCGCAGACAAGATCGTGTTGAGCCACGTGAATCAGGGTGTGTCCGACCAAGTCGACCTGACCGCCCAGTTCGCGGGCCAAGGGTACACGGACCTGCGCCAACTTTCACACACTGCTTTGATCTGGGCTCACATGCTGGGCGAAGAGCGCAACATGCTCAACGGCTCGGCATCGGTCTTGCCCATCACGGGTCTGTCGGCCAGTGCCGCCGCCGCCTCGATCACTGGATCGGGTCTGCCAGCAGGTGCTACGTCGGGCATCATCGTGACCTTCTCGTCACCTGCCGGTGAGTCTCAGGGCATCTCGGTGTCCTCGACCCCGACGTTGACTGCTGGTCAGGGTCTGACCTTGACGATCACGGGTACGGTTCCAACTCGCGCCATCGCCACCAACGTGTACGTCGTCTCGGGCGGTGCCTACTACAAGGGCACGACCGTTCGTGTCGACGGTACGTCACCCACGACCTTCACCTCGATCACGTCAGCCGTTTACAACGCTGTGTCAACCAGTGCCGACAACGGCTCGGGTAACTCACAGGGTTACGACGGTTTCGTCTCGACCTTCACTGGTGCCAACTCGGGTTACACCAAGTCGCTCAACGGTTCGTTGTCGACCTCGATCCCGGGTGACGAGTTCCAGAGCCTGTTCTACAGTCTCTACACCTCAGTCATCGCAGACCCTGACTACATCTTGACCACCGCGTCGATCCGTAAGTCACTGGCCGCCGCGATCCAGCAACAGCAGTCAGGTGCCAACACTGGTTACCGTCTCAACTACCAGACTGGTGCCGATGGCATCACGATCGGTTCCGTTGTCACGGCGATCCAGAACGAGTCGACCGGCAAGATGGTCGACGTTGTCCCTCACCCTTACATGCCAGCAGGTGTGGCTCTCGTCCACTCAAAGACGTTGCCCTTCCCTGACTCGGGTGTGTCTGAGACCGTTCAGGCCGTCAACGTACAGGACCTCACGATCCTCGAGTGGCCACAGGTTCAGTTGAGTTGGGACTCAAGCACCTTCCAGTACGGCACCCTCGCGTTCCGTGCGCCAGCATGGTCAGGTGCCATCACCAACATCGTCTCGTAATAAGACGACACCAGTCGCTACTATGTAGCGAGGCATGGGTGGTCTCACGGTTTCTCCCCCTGACCGTGAGACCACCCTTTGTCATTACATGAAAGGGTGAACACATGCGACTCGTCGGATCAGACCGAGGTCTCAAACAACTCGAGGTCGGTGATCGGATCATCAACCGATCCAAAGATGGCACGTTCCACGTCGATGGTCCCGGTGCCAAGCAACTCGTCAAGACTGGTGACTTCGCCGTTGCCGGTACCAACTTTCGTAGTGCCCGAGGGTACCGATGTGAGTGCGGCTTCGTGGCACTGATCAAAGATCGTTGTGGTCGATGTGGTGCCACCGACCTCACACCCGAGTACGACTGATGAAGTACCTACTGACCAACGGCAACCGTGAGTTAGCCAAAGACGGGATCTTTACGTGGT